ACATCTAGTTATAGTTTAAAGGTTAAAAAAAGATATATAGGGGGATATTTCACCCCCTATAATCTTATAAAGTTATCAGTGTCCTACAGACCACCAACAATAGTTCCTGGCTCAGTTCCTGTAGCAGGAGCAACAGCAGCAGCACTATTTCTTACAGCTAAGATAAGAATTCTTTCATTATCCACACCATTAATTTGGTTAGGCTTAGAGTCTTTCCAAGTTATAGTACTTAACTGATAAGGGAATCCAGCAGAAGCATATAATTCCGTACCATCTAATAAGTACGTAGCTCTATCGTATTCAGATACTCCAGAACCTACATTATTTTTTTCCATTGTTTTCATTACTTCAACATCTCCAACACCTACTGAACCACCAGCATAAGTTGGTACAGCAGCAGTAGCAGCAGAAGCTGTTTCAAAAGCCATTACAAGCTTAGAAGTAGCAGTTCCCCCTTGAGAATCTTGATATGTAGTACCTGTAATATTTAATACACCTGCACCTGGAGCAGCAACAGTTGAGATCCAATTTGGTAATTTATTAGCTGGTAATTGAGCTAGTACATATGCAGCCATAGAATTCGCAGCACCACCTACAGTAGCAGCAGGAATCTCAATAGTTAATCTATTGAAAGGCTCATAGCCAGTACCTACATCTATTATCTTAAGGAAAGCTACATCAGGTGTTACAGCATCTTCCGTTAAAGTAGTTGTCATTACTTGAGGAGTTGCAGCAGCCCCTGTAGTTACACTTGTGCCAATTACATCAGCAACGTCGATCCAAGGTGATTTTACTTCGCTTACAGTACCACCAGCATTAAGTCTTTCAAATCTGAAAAGACCTGAAGCAGGAGCTGTAGTCAATAATGTACCAGCTTGATTTACACATCTGATACCAAACGCTGTAGCACTCGATACATCGTCTCCGAAAATTATTTGTTTAGTCATTTTTTCTTTTTTTTAAATTTATATTATCACTATTCGTTTTTATTTACCTCGATTTCATGAGTTTTATATCTTGGATCAGAAATAGATTCTAAAATACTACTCACCGCCATGTCAACAATCTCCCTATGAGAGTGTTCGGGTAGCTCACAGCTTACTTGCAAAGATAGTGAAATCTCTGCCGGTATTCTTATATAAGTTAATTTTACCTCTGGTATTATAAATATACCACTAGTGTAAAGATCTAACTCGTTGTTACGTACAGTATATAGTGGTTTTTCCCATCTTGTTGTATTAAACGGGTCTTTTAGTACAGTAAATATATCATCTTGTTGTATATACTTAGCTGGACTTTTTCTTTCGTGTATTCCTGCAACACCATTTACATGTCTTATTGGTTTTGTACTATCCATACATAAAACTGGAGTTCTATATATTTCATTTCCATTACCATCAACACATACTATATGGCTAACTTCTGAGACTGTATTACTTGTACTATCATTAGGATCACAGTTAAGCCATGCAGCTGCCGGATTTCCACCTAGGAATTGAACAATCCAACTTCCAGGTCTGTGGATAGAATACCAATCTTGCCATCTACCTTTCCAAAAAGCTGTTACCCCATTTGTAAAATCAGTAACAAAAGCATCAATACCAGCTTGAGTACCGTCTAAAGGAGTGTTAGTTACTTGATCCCATAAAGTAGCAGAATTAGGTACCAATACAGCAGGATAGTTCCATATACATGTATCTGCATTATCACTTAAATATACACCATGAACTGAATCAAGTAAACTAGATCCTATAAGTCTGTCCATAGGAAGTTCAGCATAGTGATATTGATTACCAGTAGTTGTATAGGCTACTTCTAAAGTTTGGTCTAGTGGAGCACAGGTTGTTTTCTTTAATAGATGTGTTCTTAGATTAACTAGATACATATAATCGTCTGGTAGTACAGCTGTATCTACCCATATATTTGTATCTAACTGCTCTTTAAAAGTAGTAGCAAGTGTAAGCTCCTCTACTAATGTTCTAATATCATCTATTCTTTTTTGTCCCTCTTCGAAACCTTTTCCTAGTCTATTAGATTTACCATACTTAGTATTAATAAACTTTATTTGGGCTTGATTTAATTCTAAATCAATTTCTTGGGGTAATAGCATATCAGCTTGGAATGAATTAATTTTATCCACTCCTTGCTGAATAGCTAAATGCATTTCTCCTACAGTCATATTATAGTGCTAGTTCTTTAAGTTTAGCTCTCATGATCGTTAATTGACCAGAGTTCTTTTTATTTTTCATAAAAACTACTGCATCTTCTAAAGTTTCACCAATTACCTCATCAATAAAGATAACTTGATTTCCAATTCTTCTAAGTACTCCAGCTGAAACCATACTTTCAAGTTCTGCTTTGATGGCTAAATTTTTATCTGTAGCTATTTTTAAGAATTTTTTAGGGTTTGCATTTTTAATCGTATATAGATTATTCTCTATTTGATCCTCACTTAATAAAGCAGGATTAACATCAGATAATATTCTTAATACTCTTATCATACCAGTTTTATCTCCTGATAATTTAATAAACTCTTTATCAGCATCTTTTAAAATCTGTATTTCATTGTTTCTCTTGGAATCTTCTCTTGTTAGATCTTGTATATAAAATCTTTTTCCTGTAGTATTATCCATTTCTTCTTTTGTTAAAGCTACCTGTGGATGTCTTAGAGCAAATCGATATTTAATAAAATCCATAACATTAATAGGATTACCATTAGAATCAGTCCCAATTTCTAACTCAACTCCTGTAAAACCTACAGGTATTGTTAGTTCTGACCAAAATGTTTTAGAATGTTTAGGCCAATCTACATGAGCCGGTGTAACATCTAAAATACCATTTAAGTACTTTTGTTCATCATCTGGGTCAAAGCCTTTTAATGGTTGTCTGTTTACATAAACACTACTAAGCTTACTAACTGCTTCAGCTCGTACTTCTTTAGGTAAATGATTGTTGATTTCCTTTCTTCGAAGGAACACTTTTTTTGCTTCCATAATTTAAGTTCTTTTAAAGTTTTAATTAGGTGGATGTAAAGAATAACTCTCCGTATAATGATTAATCAAAGTCATGGGGGATTGCTCCCCCACAACCTTAATTAAAAACCAATATATATAGACGCACGTTAATGCCTACTTGTTACGCTACACATGAGATGTCAAGTGAAGTATCGAATCGTCTCAATACAATACCTGCAGTTTTCAACATATGTACCGATGCACCGTCCACGTCAGACGCTCTAGAAGAACTTGAATCAAATCCTCTAGGCACCACAGATCCTGCAACAGCCCATCTCATCATCTCACGACCTTTCTTAGAGATCATTTGAAGATTGTTTTGGCCATCATAGTTCGATTGATCAACGAATACCATTCTATAAGACTCTAAAGAGTATCCCGTAGCTGGGTGTTTCGCTCGTGCTTGTGCAACAGGTCCATGATCAAATAATGGTAACTTAACTACATTTACAGTATGACCATCTACATGCTCATAAGTTGTAAAGTAACCAGTTAACCCTAATGATCTCCCGGATCCTGTGATGAATCTGTTCTCACCTCCGATTTTCCAGTTTCCTGCAGCACCTGAGAAATGAGATTTAAGAGCTTCATCAAACTCTCTCGCACCACCTGTACCAGTGTACAAAGTGACTTGCTTCTTAGCTGCATCTGTCATTCCATAGAATAAGTCACCAATAATATTCTTGATCTTAGCCTCTGTTAAAGTAGAATAAGTATCTTTATTGATAATTTGTTCTAAAAGACCAGGACCAACAACAACAGGTTGTCCGTTCTCATCTTTCATGAAAGTTTGTCCATTTGCATCATAAGTTTTCTGACCATACCAGTAGTACATTTCACACTCTTCTTTGAAGTTTAACATGTGAGTATACTCTTCGTAATCCATCCATAACTTAGTTGATTTACCTCCTTTCGTTGGTAAAGTAAACTCAGCTACAAAATCTTTAGCATTACCTGACATATGGTAAGATTTTCTTACAGTACCAATTTTGTTACGTACCTTTCCTGGAGTTTCCCAGTTAGAAGCGTTACCTCTTGAGAAGTCTACTCCTACAGGTGCATACATTTGAGCCCATAAGTCTCCTACAGTTCCACCAACAGTAATACCAACACCAGCAGGATCAATTAATTGACAAGTATATTGCCAGTCATTTCCAACTTGGATAGGTTCTGCCATGATTCTAGCTTGATCTCCTACTGAATTTACTAATACGTAAGGGAATACAAACCATTTGTCAGGGAATGTTAATACAAAAGTTGCACCACCAGCACCAAGAGTACCTGCAGTTGCAACAGAAATAGGTCTAGTCTTAAGCGTATGAGTTTTTACTCTGTATTCATACTCTAATCTATCAATGGACTTAACATTACCCACACCTTCAGTTAAGAAAGAAAGTGGAAAACGTTTATCATCCTTACCAGCTAGATGAGTAATGATTGGAGAAAGCTCAGTAGGCTTAGACATTAAAGCGTTTGACAGACTATTCATGTCCGTCATTTGTGCATCATTATAATAATTTTTTTGCACAGTAATGTTTGTTCCGTTCATTTTTATTTATTTTTAGTTTTATACAAAAAGCTCGTTATCTGCGAGCGAGTTGCCAGTTAATTAAAGTGAAAGATCTAAATCATCAAAATTAACGTTTTTAGCTATACGTCTTTTCCTTTTACTAGATTTTAAATCCTCCTCATTTTTAGAGAGTTTCTCCCTTAAAGATTGAGTACTTCGAGTTTTAGCTCTTTTTCCTATAATCTCATCAAGATTAAATCCCTTGTACATAAGATAATCTACAGCCAGTTTAACCTCTACGTCTGCCTCTAAATGATCTATGTCCCTCTGGGTTTTCCCAGATTTGTCTACAGGTTGAGAAATATAATTATAAAAATTTCTTTTCTCTCTCTCTGTAATTTTTATACCTGCAAATTCTCTTGATTCTTTTATTGTATCTGCAATATCAGACCAGAATTCTCGGTTATGTTGTTCTTGCTCTGCAAGAGTTTGTCTCTGTTGTTCTTGAAGTTGTTCTCTATGCTCCTGTTGATATTTAGCCATAGCATCTTTAGCTTGACTAGCTTTACCGTAGAGTTTACCACTATCTTCATAATCTTCTAAAAGTTCATTTATAAAATCTTTATCATGACCTTTCATATGTAAATAGTTACCTAGAACATTTCTTTGAGTATTAATATCATTTTCACGTAATTCTAATAACTCATAATCTCCTTCCGCATGATTAGCTTCTAGAAATGTATTAGACTGACCTCCATTCATAACATACTCTAAATGTTGTTTAACTACAGGGTAAGCCTCTAGTAAATTATCAATCCTTTCATCAGCTAATTTTGAAGCTACTTCCTGAGTCATTTTTGTTAACCCTTCTGGAGTATCTTCAAATTCATTGCTAGGATCATATCCAAGATTTGCAAGAACTTCGTTTACTACTGTTGCTTCGTAAGACTCTTCTTCATCCTCTTCATCATCTTCATAGTCTTCGTCTTCATCATCTTCATCTTCCTCTTCATCATATTCTTCATCATACTCCTCGTCATCTTCTTCATCATCTTCTTCATCATCATATTCTTCTTGTAGATCATCTTCTAGTTCACTTTCTATTGTATCTACATCTTCTTTTTCTACTTCATCTTCTACAGGGGCTTCTACTGCAAGATCATCAAGCTCATCTGTAGGTTTTACATCATCTATAACAGCATCAAAAGAGATGTCGTCAAGCTGAATTTTGTCATTTGGTTCATTCATCTTATATATATTTTATTGGTTTAAAGTACAAAAATACAAATTATAGTAGTATTTTTTATACTATTGTTATTTTTTGCGCTTTGCTTTATTATATAGCATTTTTGAATCTCTATATCCACCCTTGCG